TATTCAAATTACAATCGTGATTACCAGGAATGATGATAGTGGGAGCTATTTTACATAATTCTAAAAAGAAGTTTGCAACCATTCTAACTTCTTCAGGTGATGTATCAAGTTTTCCATGAACCACATCACCACCTATATAGATAGCATCTGGTTTTAAATCTTTTAATTGTTTATATAGTTTTTTAAATACTTGTCTATATTCTACAAACCTATGTAACTTACGAATGTGTATATCTGCTAAATGTGCAATTGTTTTAATCACTCAGTTTCTCCAATATTTGTTTTGTTTCTTTCCAACCACTCGTGTGATGCCAATCACAATTTACTATATTATCCATCAAAGCAGCTAATGGGTAGTCATTTCCACCACCTTCAATTCTATCACCAATAAAAATAATTTCACCCATTGGATGATTTTTTTCTATATGTTTTAATACTTGTGATTTATCATTTCCTTTTGGATAGATATCAATTGATATTTCTCCACCAATTACTGCATCTAAATTTTCCCAATTTTCTCTAATATATTTTGCTATTTCTTGTCTTTCACCAGTTAATTTATCATATTCAAAATAATTTTTTCTTTCTTGTAATGTACATTTTCTACCAACCATACTAAAATTTAACATTGAACCTCTATCTTCTATATGAATACCGGCTTTAACAGGATAATCGCTATCATCAAGTGTGTCTTCTAAATATTTTAGTAAATCATCTGGTATATCAAATTTATTTTCATATATTAATTTCCAATCAGCTGGCCATTGTTGAGTTGGTCCTTCTTTCCACAATTGATTACCACAACAAGTAAATAATCCACACGCTCTATCAATATAAGCCTGTGGTATTTGCTCTTGTGTTTTTTGTTTATCACTACCAGTAACTAAATAATAATCATTTTTATTTGTCCATATATCAAAAAATCTCGCAAATTCTTCCGTCATTCTTTGTCGTGATGGTGTCAATGTTCCATCTACATCAAATATGTATATTTTATTCATCAAATGCTCCTATCTTCATTTTTATAAATTGTACTATTTCACTAGCTATATTCTTTTTTGTAAAAGTTTCCATTCCTTCAAAACCAGGATTAGAATTAATTTCACAAATTTTATATCCACCATTATCAAATAATAAATCAACACCAGCAATATCTAAATTTAATGCTTTAGACGCTTCAACTGATAACCATTCTATTTGTTCATTTACTTCATATGGAATACCTTCACCTCCACGAGATATATTTGCTCTGAAATCATCATCAGTAGCTTGTCTCATCATACAACCAATTACTTTATTATTTACGACTAATACTCGTAAGTCTTTACCCCAAGTATCTTTAACAAATTCTTGTATGATAATATTATAGGATTTTTTTGTGAGTTCAGCCATTGTTAATAATTGTTTAAATTGTTTTTTAGTTTCTGCTAAAAATACACCTCTACCATAACTACCACTTATTGTTTTAACAATGGCTGGAAATCCAATATGTTTTTGTACAAAATCTACATCAATTGGATGTTTTAATAACATTGTTTTTGGAATATCAAGATTTGATTGTGCGAGTATCTGATGTGAATATAATTTATCTTTTGTATTATCTATAGCATCACTTGTATTAATTACAGTTACTCCCATTCTTTCAAAGTGACGAATAACTGCTTTTATATGATATGTCGTTCCACTACCTGTTCTTGGAAATACAAAATCAGGAAGAGGAGCTGAATTTCCATATACTAATATAGAACTTTTGTTTTCTTTATTAACAAAAATATCTATTTCATTTGGGTCTATAATTTGTATATCAATATTATGAGCTTCAAATGTTTCAACTAATCTTTTTGTTTCATATGAATCGTGGAATTTTTCTTTGACTAATAACCAACCTTTATGCATATAACCTACCTTTAACTACATCTGAAAATTTGGATGGTTTAGCTTCTTGTGCGATTTTCCAAAACCTTTTAAAACCTAATTCTGATGGGTCTTTATCGTTCATCTCTAATAAATATGTTTTAATTCCTGAATCCATCAAAAATTTTACTAATTTAATTGCATCTTTTTTAGCATCATTATCAAGAGCTACATAAACTTCTTTTGGTTGTTTTTCTGCTAATTTCTTTAATAATGTTTTAGATAAAAATTTACCTAATAAAGGAATAGAGTTATTTCTGATAGCTATAGCGTCAAATACACCTTCACATAAAACAATTGGCTCATTCCAATTTATATACATTTCAAATCCAATCATATCTTTAGACATAGGTGGGTTCTTATATTTAAACTTTGAATTAGGAAACATATCTCTAGCTATAAAATAATTTAATTTTCCATCTTTATCATAACTTGGTATAATGATACGATTAGAATACCCATTTGAGGTACAATAACCCATCGAATAACGAAGAATATCTACTGAACCTATTCCTCTCTGCCTTAAATAATGTATAGCATTCTTATATAATGGGTCATCTGATTTTTTCCAAAGTGGTTTATAACATTGTGGTAATGAAACATCATATTTTGTTTTTTCATCCTTTTCGTGTTTTACACCTTTGTAATCACCAAGTATTTTTAATACCTCTGATATGATTTGTTTTGGTGCATTTATCTTACGAAGTAATATCCCAATTTTATGTCCACCAGCATTACAAACCCAACAATGCCACTTTTGTGTTTCAAAGTTTACTTGAAGTTTTTTCTTGTGATGATTACAGAAAGGACAATGATAGGCACTCTCACCATTTTTCATCTGGTAACTTATACCTAAAACCTTTTCTAATAGAGTATTTAATTCGTATTTATACATTTAAGACAATATACAACAAATTTAGTATATAAGTCAAGCTTTTTTTTCAAAAAGTGACATAACCAAACCATCATACATATCGATATTTCTTTTATCCCAATTTCCTCGTGTAGTTTCTTTACACCATTTTTTAGTATTATACATTTCTTCAACTTTCATTTTAACTAAATCTTTTGCTTTTATACCTTTAACTCTAGCTTTACCAAATACTTGTTTTCTAGCAGTCATTGGATTTATATTATTAACATTCATTTCAAACATGTCTTCTAACATAAAACATAATATAGCATTAAACTTAGCTAATTTAATAATAACTTGTTGAGATGTCCTTCCACCAGCAAATCCTGATAGATTATCTTCAATGTTAATATCTAACACATTATCAATATACGAACTTTTATTGAGAAAGTCAAGAACTTTAAATACTTTTTCTTTTGGTGTTTTTTGTTTTTTGATGTCGATGAATCCCATATCGAGAATCTTCTTATCTTGTGTGAATGCATAACCGACACAAGTCGTTGATGCATCTAATCCTAATGTAACCATATTTCTCCTATTTGTCAAGTTTTAAAATAATTTTTTGTGATATTTTATTACTAACTCTTATTGGTTTTGGTAATTTTGCAGTAATAACTGGAATGTGTGGATTTCGTTTATCATACAAATGAACTTGTGTAACATATGGTTGAAAATCACTACCAGTAAATGCAGATTGTAATTCATGAGCTTCACCAATAAAAGAAGATGAATCTCTTGGCATAGTTTTTCCAGAACCACTTGTAAATTCTCTTAAAGTATAATTCATTGAATGATTAAATTCACCAGGTTTAATTGTAATTGAATATTCATCCGTATAAATCGTGTTAGTAGAATCAAATTTTATTGAATAATCCGTTCCTAATTCCGTATAATCTACATTTGCTTTTCCACCAGTAAAACCTGTAGTTGTGTTAAAACCACCTGCTCCAGAAATAGGTG